ATGTTAAGCATTCAAGAATTTATGGTTGGTTTCTACTTGCGCGTCGTCGGGGAGACTCGCAGATTCTGGGAAAAGATTTCGCCCAAATTGGCGGAGAGCAGAGGAGATGTGCCGGGGTGGGTCATGATTACTCTCATGACTAGTGCCTAACTGCTCCTAGAGCCTGACTAGGCGTTACCTTCCCATCGGGCGATAATCCGCACCTCAGCGCGTGGACGCCCAGGCTTCACAACAATCTTACTGATCACCCGAGCTAAGAGCTCCCGCTTCACCTCCGCCGGCATCTCACCCCACTGCTCCATCAAATCAGGCGGAAGCACCACAGGATCTAAACGCGACTCAACACGCGCAGCCATCAACCGATCCTCCAACACAGCCTTCTCCTCCAACCACTGATCACGCATCCGCTCATACACATCTTGAGGCACAGTCCCATCGATCAACTTCTCCGTAAGACCTTCCAACCGCGCTTCAACTTTGATCAGCGCTCGCCGTATGTTCGGGGTAGGGTCGGCCACTTTGGGTGGAGTTGGTGTCGCTTCGGTGGCGGCGTTGATTTCCGTTGCAAGGTTGGTTAGCCAGGGTAGTAAGGTGGCCTCGATGGTGGTGACCATAACGTAGCCACCGGTGTGTAGCTTGAGGTTTCCAGCTCCACGGCAACGGTATTTGATGGTGCGGTTTGAGCCGAAGAGTCCGGCGTACATTCCGTGTCCGCAGATGTCGCAGAAGATGAGGCCCGTGTAGGGGTATTTGCCTTTGGTGCTGGATCGGTGAACTCGCCTGGATTTCCTGCGTACTTGGTATTGTTCCCAGATTTCCTCGCTAATGAGGGGTTCGTGGATGCCTTGACGGACTTCGCCTTTGGAATTGAAGCGTCCACTGGCGAAGGGGTTGTCCATGACCCTACGGACGGTAATCGCTGACCAGCGGTCAGGTTTGGGTCCGGTATACCCTGCACCGGGGAGGGTGGGGCCTTCGTTGAGGTAGTTGGTGATCTCATAGAAGGAGGAGCCTGTGATGTATTTGCGGTAACACTCTTGGAGAACGGGGCCTTCTATTGGGTCGGGTGTGAATCCGTCCTCGCGGTTGTATTGGTATCCGAATCGTTTCTTACCGGTGGCAGGAATGCCCTGTTCGACTCGGCGCCGGTGGGCTTCCTTCCAGGTGTCGCCGATACGTTCGGATTCGAAGGCGGCGAACTCGGCTAGCATGCCACGTGCGAAGCGTCCGGTGGAGGTGCTGACATCTACTTGCTCGGTAGCTGATTCGATTTGTCCACCGGCGGCTTCCACTTTGTCGATGGCTACGGCCCAGTCGAGGCGTGAGCGTGAGAGGCGTGACCACTTCCATAGGATGATGACGTCTGCTTGCTTCTCTTCGATCATCGACATGACTCGTAGCACTGCGGGGCGTTTCCAGGTTCGTCCACTAATGCCGTGGTCGGCTTCGACGGCGACTACGTCGTACCCTGCCTGCGCGGCGTAGCGTCGGCCTGCGTCCTCTTGCAGTTCAAGGCTGATGGATTCTTCCCGTGCGACTGATTGGCGCAGGTAGAGGACAGCACGGGGCCTCTTGCTCGTGTTCATTTGAGTTTGCCTCCGTAGTGTGGCCTGGTGAGTTCGTCGAGTTGAGCGATGAGTAGCCCGAGCAGGTCCTCTTCTTCTTGGGTGGGCTCTCTAGGTGTGCAGCCGAATGCGCCGGGTGGAAGCTCAGTGACGGAAGATTCTTGTGGATTCGCGTTCGGATTGTTCATGACTACTCCTGTTATTCTCAGATATTTATTCGAGTGTGTACTTGCGGTGCGCCACAGGCGAAAAAGTTTTCGCGGATTGTGGATAACCGTTTGGCTAGGCGATGTGGTCTGAGGGTGGCCAGAGGGTTTGAATTTGGTCGCCGTCCAGGGTGGCGAGGCGGTCCAGTAGAACTTCCTCGGTTACGTCAAGCTCTTCAGCCATTTCGGCAGGGCACCTTGACCAGGAAACGACGCTGAGCAGGTCCTCGAATCGCACTAGGAACTGTGCGGCTTCGAGGCAAACTTGTCGTTCTACCGCCGGTGGTTGGCATCCGTTATGACCGTGCTTGATATGAATTGCTTCGTGCGCGAGGAAACAACGTCGTTCCACCGCAGTGACTGCCGGGTCGATCCAGATACGCCGGCCGTCAGTGGCTGCGACCATGTCGGGGTGTGGTCGGGCCCAGATAATTGCAACGTGCGCGAGGGTGCGCAGCCTGCCGAAAACATTCTGCATAAGTTCGAATATAGATTCGAATACGCGTTTAAGCCAAACCGACTTATACCGAAAAAGAATACGAAATGAAGACGCTACACGGCCAGATAAAGCGCTCTCGTAGCAGCGGACTGCATCGCACTACTTGGGTAAGACTCGACACCCAAGTCCGACCAACCTTCACGAGCGAACGCAAGGATCTCCTTCTGCTCGTCTGTAGTAGGTTCATCGTGAATCATTATGATGGGCGTATCGCTTGGAACAGTTAGATCCCTGGACCTCAAAAGGGCGCCGTTCTGACGTAACCGAGTGACCGAGTAATTCCAGGCTGCGACTTCTTTGCGCACAAGATTGTGATCTTTCCGATTGAGGCTGATGACCTGAGTCATTTGCTCAACCTCTCCGTCCAGAAGAGCAAAGTCGAAATCCTGATGGAGGTGCCCAATTTCTATGACCGGGCCAACTTCAAGTGGGATTTCGGCATCCTCGGCCCACGCATCGACAACAGCACTTCTGAAGGCGTTCCGCATCCTAGTCCTAGCCCGTGGAATTGATGGGCGAACGGTTTCAGATACAAGATGGCCATACAAAATATTGGCGATATCCGCGGCCGACTCTCCGAAAGCGGGAGTCGGGTTAGAAATTTGCAGGCTGTTGTTCAGACGAGCGCGAAGTTCTTCAAGCGTCCAGTAAGAGAGCGCCATTGGGTCGCCGAAATCCAGTTCCCCAAGTGAATGCGAATCTTGATCGTTGTTGGCCAACGTTACTCGGGCAGCAAGCTGACGTAGCAGTGGACGCATGAAACTTGCATCACCACCTAGGCGGCTGGCGCGAGTGAAATTTGAAACGTGCCTAATTGCCCAGTCAGAATCATGCGAGCCAACGATAATCCCGATGTTTACGAACTCACCACGTGCGGTATTGGGTACGTACTTAAGTGTCCAGCTCATGTATTCGTTACTCAAGGTGTACTCCTTCCCTACGCGACTGCGTTTCTGGCATGCTGCTTCAAACTGGTTATTACGCTCGGGCGACGCTGATCAAGCCACTTGGCAACTTCAATTAGTTCGGCATCACCAAAGCCCCAGTCTATTGGCACGGCCGACACAAAAGATAGGAGGTCGGACACGCTGCAAGACTCAATAGCGTCTGCTAAACCAAGGAACGTGCCTTGGTCCATGCCACGCACTGAACCCGCCCATCCTGATGACAAGTGCGATGTAGCACTTAGATCTGAGATCGACCACTCGCCACCGCCACCGATCCAAAGCCCATGGTCGAAAGTCCACAGTTGATAGTCATCAGCAGCCGCATAGAGCCATTGAGGATCTTCACCAAAGCACCACTCCCACAATGCAATAAACTTCGGGGCGCGAAAACGGTTCCCATCCCGAGGGATGTGCAATAGTTCCGTATCCTCAACGCATTCTCTCTCTACATGGAGACTTCCATGGGCCAAGCCCGTGGACAATACATCGCCGTTTGGGAGTGCGTAACTTGAAAATACGTCAGGAATCTCGATCAGTTCAGTCCTAGGTATAGGAGCGCCTAGGTACTTACCCACCGCAGCTACGATCCGTTCGGCGAGAAGCGATGTCTGCCCGTGAGGGTTGTTCTGCGGCTTCACCCAATACAACTCACCAGGATTCTGCGTCGTAACCAGCACAGGGTGACACCCGGTCGGTGCATGACGAAGAATGCTCGAAGCTATCGTGGTAGCAACCGGACGTTTATAGGACGCCAGTGACGCATTCTTCCACGGATCTATTTGAACAACATTGCTCGTCACCAGTCGCCCTCCTTGTCTGATCGATCGTCGCGCTCGCCGGTTGTTTCGTCGAGCCATTCCCTAGTTGTTTTTACCTTTGGGTGTGCAGCGAGTTGCTCAATGGGTGGCACGGGGTAGTTGCTAGCTTCCTCGCCAAAGATCTCGGTGACTCCGAGATCGCTAGGGTTCGTCTTCTGTCCAGGGCTAGTGTCACCCGTGGGCGCCACTGGTTTGAGTTGTTGCGGAAGTTCTTGTTCAGGCGTGGTTCGTTCAGCATTGTTTCCTGCTTCGAGGTCGACGAGGACCCGAACCATTTCGACAACGGCTTTCCGTGACTTTGGCGAGAGGTGGTCTGCGCCAGGTGGAAGTTCGTCGGCTAGTGGTGGGCCGGGGACTTGTTGTCCCGCTGCTGCGAACGCTACAGATTCGTCTACGCCGGCCAGATAAGCAATAGCCTTAAGCGTCACCTCGCTAGGCTTCGACTTATAAATGCCGTTGCGAATCTGGTTGATCGTCGTATATACGATCTTGAAACCGGCCTCTTGCGCCTTGAAGGCTAGCTGCCGAGAGGACGTTTGGTGTCGCTCGATCGCCATTTCAATAAGGCCCTTGAGGGTTTCTGTCTCGTTCACAACCACGACTTTCCTAGATGAACTCTCACTTGCTCAATAGCGAAAACAACTTTCTTGAAAAGTAGAAAACACTACTCCCGCATAGTTTACGGGGAGATTTCACTTTTCGCCTTGACAAGCTGGTGTGAAGCGGTGTGTACTTAGGTTGTCAAAACGAAAAGTGGAAGGAATACTAGTTATGCGTGGAACACGTCGTCATCTCAATCTCATTCGAAAGGAGAGTTGGATGCGTGTTATAGACCCAGCTTCGCTAAGGCGAAAGCGAATCAACCAGCGATTCAGCCAGCGCGATCTTGCTGGACTGGTTCGCCGGTCTCAGGCAACGATTCACCAGCTGGAAACTGGAAAGATGAAAACCCTCACCGAGGACTTGGCCCTGCTTATCGCAGCGCGGTTGTTCACGCCCTGGGAGGAATTGTTCACCCTTGAAGAGCATGAAATCATGCCAAGCGTGACAAGCGGTGTTGAAACCAAAACTAACTCCGCTCAATCGAGTGCAGCATGAATGAGTTCATTTGCCCGGAACCCGGCTGTGACTTCCATATCGGTATTGCTGGTGGCCTCGTGACCGACGAGGACTTCGAAGCCCAGGACTACTACGACCAAGAGATCGAGGTGCACCAACAGATGCATGTGGAGCAGAAAGATAAGGATGCCGCCCCACGAGTAGAGCGGCATCCAATCAGATACAGGGCGATCGATTTGGACAAGACACACATGGTCTCGACCATCAATCAGCCTTTTGAGCAGCTGTACCTGCTAAAGCCCAAGGCGGCCGTATCGGGAGAGTTGGAACTCAAGTTCCATGACATTAGAAGCCAAACCATCAGTTTCTACCGGGTTGTCGTAACAGAACTGGAGATCTGTGTTTGGCGTTATCCAGATGGATACAGCCGCGAACTTCCCGTTACTGGACTCGATCGGGTTCGACTCGATCAAGAACGGTTCATTTTCCCCAAGTCGTTTATCGATGAAATCTTGCAGGGCCGCGAGGGCTTCGTCCTCAACGTCGATCGTATGGGCGTACTTCCCAGGGCTAACTACGAGCTCTCCCATGAAACTTCCTTCTCGGTAGGTGGTGCGTCCAAGGACGCGGTTGGTGGAACTTCCGAGTCTACCGAGAGGGCGCACACCGAAAGCACACCGGAAGGCGCCCAATGAAAAAGAAACTCTCAGTCCTAGCACTCGCAGCACTGGCGCTCGCCGGTTGCGCGTCGGCAAAGTCAGATCGGGACCCCTCCGTGTCCACCGAGCAGGTTGAACATGTCGCTGTTGGCAATACCGCGAACAGCATTGACGAGGTACGCGAAGCACTTGAACGTAACGACATGCGCGCCACTGTTAGTGCGAACTTGGACCGGATCCTCACGCTCTCAGAGGACTTGAACACTCCGTTTGAGTTCGAACGGGATTTGTTCGTCTGCGAAGAGCTTCACCAGCTCCCAGCGGATCACGGTCCAGAGCATCCGGAATCAGTGCCACTCGCCACCTGTGTTGAAAACACGTTCCAAGCACACCAGATAGGTCAGTCATGAGCCAGCTGTGGGATGACTACGGCGTAGCGCTTAAGGCCTATCGCCATGCGCAATCCGACGCTATAGAAGCTAAAGCCCTCATAGGTTCGGCTGCGGAGGATATCGCAGAACAGTTCTTGGAGACCGGCACCGCCGATGCGACGGTTCTAGCCGTCTACAGGAAGGCCAAGGAACTGGCAGAGCAGAAGGCCGCTCTGGCTCAGGAAGCTTGGGTGATCTATGACCGGGCCTACCGAGTCCTAAATGGCCAGCAAGAAGAAGAGCCCCCAGCAGTGAGGACTGCTGAGGGCGATGTGAAGTCAGAGGCTGTTGAGATCCGAGTCGCTGACGATGAGCGAATTCTTGTCCCCAGGTTCTCCCTTGACCCCGAACGGAATACCGGGGCCAAGAAGAAGGCAAAGTGGCCCGTCGGCCCCATGGATATTCATCCAGAAAGTCTCTCCACTCTGGACCTTTTGGAGGATTGCAGCAAGCATATCCGCGCTGATGGTCGAGTCAGCATTGTTGATGATCTGACCGCCGTAAATGATTTTCGCCATGAAGTTTCCTTCTCGGTAGGTGGTGCGCCAAGTGGCTCGGGTGTAGGAACCTCTGAGTCTACCGAGGGGGATCAAACTCCGGTTGTCCCGGAAATGAAAGAACCCTCAGCAGGTGCAACTGCTGAGGGCGAAGAAACCAAACATTCAAACGGTAAGTAAGGAGTGATTTCTATGTCCAGTGTATCGAACACTGTCGATAGCTCACAGGTCGACGTGAGGCCGACGCGGGAGCAGTGCTTGCGCGAGGCTGCTGGTGTGTATGCCAGTTGGCGTGCAGAGTCCAGCGCGCAGGAGGTGGCAGCATGAGCCAGCTGATCTTTTTGATTCTGGCAGCGGGAGTCTTTGTGACTGCTCTCGGCATTGTTGGTTCTGCGATTTATGTCGTTAGCACTCGTAGAAGAACTCGTCGGGCGCGGGGTGGGGTCCATGTCAAAGGTTGAGGGTCGAGCCCTGATTATTCCTAGAGGGCAGCATAATCATTCGGCAAAGTTCACCGTGTTCTGGGATGAGGATTCGAAAGCTGACCGGGCTCGCCAGGTAAAGAAGGTTGCGACTGCTTGGGGGCGCAACAAGTACCGGGGGAACAGCGTGTTTGTTGATGTTTCGGATATCGCCAAGAACGGTGACGATGGGGCTGGCGTCTTGTTCGTGAATGGCATCGAGTATTCGAAGGTCACGAGTTACGTGTACGTGCCGAAGCCGGTTGAAGCTGCTTCCTTGTTTGAGGGTGATGCGCGATGACCGCCGAAAAGGTTTATGCACAGGGTGAGCGCCGCATGTGGTTGCTATGGGCTCCTTCGGTGATTGCTCTGGTCGTTTCGGTGATCGTGGCGAATTACCAGCCGAACGGGCTGGCTGTCCTGCTGCTGATCATCACGGGCATTGTTGCCTTTTTCGCGGTGGTCGATTGGGTGAATGTCGAAATCAAGGCTCACCGGATCTTACGCGCCGAGGCCGAGCTGCTTGCCGCCGGCCACTGAATCTTTCTTTCTTACTCTTTTGGAGGGGACTCGTGTCTCAAAAATTAGGGCAGTTGAAGATGCTGCCGATCACTGCGATTCATCCGGATCCGCAGAACCCGCGCACCGATATGGGCGATCTGGACCAGCTTGCGCATGAGCTGAAGTCCATCGGCCAGATGGACGCTCTCACTGTTTACCCGCACCCGGAGCGTGAGGGTGACTATCAGATCCAGGGTGGCCACCGCCGTCACGCGGCAGCTTTGCGCGCCGGTTTGACTGAACTGAAGTGCGAGGTGATCCCTGCACCAACCAATACTGCTTTGGCTCTGTTCACTGAGGCGTTGTCTACGGGTACTAACCATCTGCAGTTGGATCACTTGGGGCAGTCGCAAGCGCTTCAAGGCTTGTTGACTGAGGGTAAGTCTGAGGCGTGGATCGCGAAGAACTTCAAGATCGACAAGGCCGAGGTGAAGCCTCGTGCACGCCTGGCGAGCCAGCCGAAGGTCGCCAAGCTTCACGAACGCGGAACCATTGACCTGATCACGGCTGCGGACATTTTGGACGTGGAGACCGATACTGGTGACGGTTCGTTGTTTGAGAGCGTCGTGCAGGATCTGGAGGGGACCCGTTGGAAGCAGGATCAGCGGGACGTCACCAGACTGATTGAGCAGAAGAAAGCCAACGCGAAGCGCGACGTGCTCCGCGCCGATCTGACTGCTCAGGATGCTGTGGAGATTGACTCTGAGAACCGGTACAGCGGTAAGTGGACGAAGACCGACGCTGTCCTGACTGTTGAGCAGCATGTTGAGGCTGGGCATCAGTTCGATGTGAGTACCCCGGAGTCGGTGAACTGGTGGGCTAAGACGAAGGCCAAGGCGAAGCAGGTGTCTCCGGAGCGTAAGGCTGAACTGGAGCTGGTTCGTAAGCTCAACGGCACTTTGCCAACGTCGAAGCGTGCCCGTCAGCAGTTCGTGGTGTCGAAGATCCAGGACAAGAAGGCGCTGGCTGATGCTGAGGATCGGGAGTTGTTCACTGAGATTGTCCTCGCTGTAGACACTCTGACTCAGGAACGAAAGCAGTTGATCGCCCAGGTAATCAATCTGCCACTGCCTGAACCTGAAGACGATGAGAGCCGCTACGACCAGGCTTACCGTAAACGTAGCGACATCTGGGTAGAACAAGCTCACGACTTGATTTTCAAGCTGACGTTAGGCCAGCAGGTGCGGTTGTACGCATGGTTGCAGGCAGCGTCCGCTGAGGACATGTCGCACAAGACCAACCTGTACCAGCGCGACTCATGGGAGAAAGCGTCTCGTTGGAAGCCGATGGCTACCTGGTACAACCGGTTGATCCGTTACTTCGGTTATGTGCCGGATCGTGACGAGGTTGAGGCCATGCGCTGGGCTACAGGGCAAGACAACCAGTTCAGTGTGGGAGTCGACGTTGAACTACCCGTTGGTGCCGAAGTCGTCTGCTCAGGTTGTGGCCAGCATCAGGTGATCGCTGGCGATGAGAGTACGTCCTGCCCTACCTGCGAAGACATCGGGGCGTAGTCGTGGCCACCAGAAGCACTCGCTCGACCGTCAAACAGGCACCGACGAAATCCAATGATCCGAACGACTGGATGGACCAGGCTGCGTGCGCGGGATGGGATTTCGAGAAGAACGGTGACCCGTTTTACCCGACCAGTAGCGCACCAGCTGCAGCGCAACAAGCCCAAGCGGTCTGCAAGGGATGCAGAGTCCAAGACACCTGCGCTTTCTACGCCCGAGCTGAAGCGGACACCTTCCGTTACGGAATCTTCGCCGGATCCACACCAGAAGACCGAACCCGAGTGAAGCGCCGAAACCAATCAAGAACGTCCAAGGAGAAAAAAGGGAAGTCATGAAATTCATCGTTGATATGTACTACTTCCGTGCAGCTTTGGCCTCGGTAAAGACCCACGCATCCAAGGATAAGAAAGACACTGTTGGTCATTCGCTGACGCTGTCTCTCCGCGACAACGGAGATCTGCTGGTCTTCGCCCAAAACGGCCTCACCACCGGAATGGCACGAGTACAAGTTGACCAGGACGAGTGGGACGGCGAACTGGGGGAATTCAGCCTGACTCCGGACATCGCCTCAACCGTCATCGCCGCGTTCACACCGTCCAAGACGGACTGGGAAGTGCAGCTCGAAATCACCGTGACCTTCACCGTTGAACGGCAACCTGAAGAAAAGGACATCCAGCTCGCGACGATCAACATCCGCCGGCTGGGCCAGCTATTCGGAGGGGACTCGTACCGCGTCACCACTCCGGTGCAGGAACGCAAAGACCTGCAAAAGTCGTGGCACACGCTGGCAACCTACGTGCAAGCGAAGTCTTCCAAACTTCCGCCGATCGAGTTCGACAGCAAAACCCTCGGCGCGTTCAAGGCTGCAGAAACCGTGTACGGCGTCGGATGCGTGGTCGCGTCTGCCGGTGGCGGGCAAATCCTGGTCATGGTTGGCTCGCGGTTCATCGGCCTGATGCACGTATCGAAGTTGGAACTCGACAATACGGCTGACAAGAACTTCAAAACCACCAAACGAGCATGGATCGCTCACGTGCCGATGCACCTGGCAGCCGTCAGCTGAAACCTTGTCAAGAAATTAACAAGCCCACCACCTTGTAAGGAGGAACCAGTGAACGACCTATTCACCTACACAGCACAACAAGATACCGCGCGCTCGCCGTTTGAACAGATCAAGATTACGACCGAAGCTGGTACAGAATATTGGTCAGCCCGTGATCTGATGCCGTTGCTCGGATATGAGACTTGGCGCCGGTTCGAGGAATCGATCACCCGGGCAAAGTTCACGGCATCGAACCAGAATCAGCCCATCGAGTCACTTTTTGTCGGCACCGTCAAAAAGTCCGAGGGCGGCCGTCCGGCGGAGGATATCCACCTCGCCCGCTACGCCTGCTACCTGGTCGCCATGAACGGGGATCCGCGTAAGCCGGAAGTCGCGGCCGCGCAGTCGTACTTCGCGATACAGACCCGCGCCGCGGAGGTGCAGACACCCCCGGCCAAGCCGTCCGGCGCTGAGCTGCTGGCCATGGCCGTGATCGAGGCGCAGGCGATGATCGCGGCGAAGGAGCAGCAGATCGCAGAATTGGAGCCGAAAGCGGATTATGTCGATACGTTCGTGGCCGACGAGGATCTGATCACCTTCCGCACGCTGGCATCGGATCTGAAGATCGGCGAGAACGAATTGCGCGCGATCCTGCTGGACCGCAAGTGGATCTACAAGCAGGAGTCCTCGCGCTGGTCTGAGAAGGAACAGCGTAAGAAGCCGATGTACCGGTACAGCGCTATGGCGGACAAGAAGAACTACTTCCACGCAGTCCTCGCGCACGATGCGCCACGGTTCCGCGGAGAAGCAATGCACACTCTCAAACTCACCCCAGAAGGAGCCATCGCTGTCACCAGATTGATATCGAACCTGCGTCGAGCAGCGGACTCTTTCAAATCCGTGAAAGGACCAACAGCATGAGCGACTTCAACCAGGTATCCGCAGAGTGCCGAGAGATGAAGCACCGGTGGTGTGACGGCGGTGCATGGGACAAGGCCAAGGACGAGCTGGGCACGTGCGAATGCAACTGTCACGCAGAGCAGGAGGAAGCAGCATGACCGAGCAGACAGTGCAAGAAGCAGAGTCGCAAGTCGATGAGAAGCCGCGTGTTCGCGTGTATACGCCGACGACCGGGTGCATGAACTGCACCAAAACTCTCCGTGTCCTCGACCGGGAGGGCATCGACTACCAGGTGATCAAGGTTAGCCCGGAGCACGTAGCACTAAGTGACGAACTGAAACGCGAGGCGGAGGTGCTGGGCGTAAAGGCTGAGTACCCGTGCGTGAACGTCTACTACCCGTCAACCGGTGACGAGCAAACATGGTTCGGATTCATCCCGGACAACATCAAGAACATTAAGAAGGAGAACGAGGCATGAGCAACGAGAACACCACCGTTTGGGAACTAGGCGAAGACAGCGACACGTGGCTTGTCGAAGGAACCTCGGACGCGCACAGCGCTGATGAAGCCGTGCGCGGATGGTTCGAAAGCAACACAGGGGAGACCATTGAAGCGTTCATGGATGCGGATGACCTCGTGGAGTTCGACCTCAAGTTCCGTAAGGACTGGTACTGGTTGCCCGGTGGGGATCCGGAGAACCCACTGGACGAAGCCGCCCTGGTCTATCCGATGGATGGCCGGATGCTTCCGGACGCAACGCCAGCCATAGGTCCGTACTCGGGATTCTTGGTGAAGGCATGAGCATGAACCAGCCGAACAGATCCAAGGATGAGGCTACAGCTCGCCGTAACGCCAGAGTAATCGCCCGGCACCTCGCTCACATCAGCAAGGATGCCTCACCACTTGCCCTGGCTGAACTCCACGGCAACCTCGGACGTCCCATTGCCGAAATCGCCACAACCCAGAAGAAGGAATCATGAAGTTCAGAAGAACCGCCGCCTCTGTCATCGCACTGATCATGGCCACCGCGCTCACCGCCTGCACCACCAACGCCGAAAAAGCCAATGAAAACCTATCCATCGCAGCCGATAACTTCGAAGTGCAACGCCACATCGTAGGCGTCAACGGCATCACCGGTGAATACGCATTCGAAGTCGTTGGCCGGTGCTCAATCAATGACCAGGGCAACCAGCTCGAAGTTACCTGCCGGCACGGTGAGAACGAATACCGAAAGCACATGATCGGTCTCTCAGACAACACGTTCTACGTCGCCGAACAGTTAGACGCCATCGATGTGAGCGTCTACCACACCCGAATCATCATCAAACCCGAAACGCTCCTGCCGGAAATCGAACTCCAGACAGGAAAGCAATAGTCATGACCATCCAAGAGATTCTGGAAGCGCATCAGCGGGTCAAAGGTATTCGAGGTTTAGGGACTAGGTGCACGTGTGGGTATTATATGGCAGCTTTACAGCCACATGAGGAGTTACACCGCGCCCATGTTGCCGAGATGTTGGAACCAGTTCGTGCCGAAGCGAAACAAGAAGCGCTACGAGACGCTGCCAGCGAACTCGAAAATACAGCTGTTTCTCCGATCTGGTGCTGGGACACATGCGGCGACCCAAAATGTCTTGACGACATTGAAATCAACACGGCAATAAAGATCCAACGCTGGCTCCGTGACCGCGCCAATCAACACAAGGAGCCCGCTGATGGCTGAGCCAACCAAGCCCAAGCATCCGAAGGACGGCAGCCCAGTTCCCCGACTCGACACCCTGCGGGACATGGACGCAATCCAAACCGGCAACATCAGCGGCAAACACATCGGCCTGCACGCCATAATCAACATCCCACACGAGCAACCGCTCTACGGACGAATCACCTTCATCACCCACCAACTCTTCGCCACGGTCATAGAAATCACCTGGAACGGAATCCAAACTAAATACCGCTCCGACCCTGAACAAGTCATCAGAATCGAGGCCCACCAATGATGCTCATACGCGCACTCATCGATGACTCGGAAAAAATCTACGTCTGCAGGAACCCGCACACCCGCCGATGGATCACCCTCCAACGAGGCCACGCCATCGCAGACACCGAACACCCAAAAGAAGCGCTCGCCGTAGCCAGGGCTCAGGCCCGGAAGCTGCCAAAGGCACGAGATACGAACAGGAATGCCAATGTCGTGGTTGAAGCAGTCGGACGTATCGGCGACTCACCCATTGGTCCTGCGCGTCTTGGAAGTCAATTGGGTTGATGACCGTCTGCTCAACGAAGTGTATGGCTGGGTGAACAGGTGTGCCACGCAATCGGCTGCATTTGATCGTGACTACATCGTTGAGGAAGGCACAGCCAGGATGATGGCAGGCCTGAGTCGGTATGACGAGCTACTAAAGACCGCGACATATTGCGGGATTTTCGAGGAGAAGGAAATTGAGGAGAACGGCAGTATGCGCCGGGTACTCAAGCTCGTGGAAGAGGCTGACCTCTTCCATATGATCCTGAAGTCCGAGAAGGAACGGGAGAAGAACAGGCAAGCAGATAATCGTAAGCCTGAACGTTCCGGTCCTGTTCGTAAGCGGGATGGTGACGAGTGCCGCTGGTGCGGTGTCATCGTGCGCTTCGGTAATGGTGCAGGTGGCGACCAGAAGTCAGCTCGCGTTGGGACGATCGACCATCTGGATCCGCGTGATCTGGATGATGACGAGCCGACCCCGTTTGAGCGCCTGGTCGTGGCTTGCAAGCAGTGCAATTCATCTAGAAAGGAAGGTGCAACCTGGGACAGACCACTGCGTCCGATCCCAGCCGACCCCTATTACAGCAAGACGACGGCCGATTGGCTGCTCGATAAGTGCGGTTACCGTGTGAAGGTTTCCGAACAACGCAGAGAACTATTCGATCCCGCGCCGACTCCGGCGTTCGAGGACTCGACGGCCAGCATGCCCGAATGGGCGCGCCAGGCTAGTGATGACGCAACGGCTAACTCCGGCGCATCCAGCTTCGACTCGAACGCAACGGCCACTGGCACGGCTGAACGACCTGAGGCAACGGAAACTCCGGCCCAAGAGCAACCACGATCCCACTCGGATCTTCTGGCGTTCCCTGCAGTACACGAAGACGACGAGACCGTAGAGACTCCCACACCAGGTGAGACTCCGGCCGCCACTGAACAGGCAACGGACAACTCCGGCCAGTCAGCGCAGCACTCGCGAAATCGTGCACGCCCGGATCAACCGCAAATCAAAAATAAATCAACCGATCATCAAACACCGATCAATGAAGACGAGGGTGGCGGATCTGGATGTGCCGGGACGGGTCGGGACGGGCAGGGCAGGGCAGGGAAGCTCGATCTCCCTACCCATGTGTGTCCTGATCCTCCGAGTATTCCGAAGCCCCGTTCTAGACGTAGAAGACCTCGCAGGAGAAAGAACTAATGAAGTACAACCAGAAGCAATTCAAGAGCCCTGTCCTCTTGTGGAGTGAAGCAGAGTTCCAGACTCACGTGATCCGGCTGGCCAAGTCCTTGGGGTACACGAAGATTTACCACACGAAGGACTCTCGCGGTTCCGAGGCTGGGTTTCCGGATCTGATGATGATTCATGGCAAGACGAAGAGGGCGATGTTTGTGGAGTTGAAGTCGCAGGATGGTCGGGTGAGTGCAGCGCAGGAGTCGTGGCTGGATGATCTTCGGCTTGGTGGCCACTTTGCTGATGTGTGGCGTCCTTCGGATTGGGTGTCGCGTCGTGTCGAGAAGTTATTGCGGGCGGGGGCTACCGATGCCAGAGCATAGAGATTCGCCGTACTGCGGTTGCTGGGGGTGCGTGAGTGCTGCTCGTGAATCGTTGGGTTGTGTGGTGCATGGCCAGACCGAACCTGGTCGGGTGGCCCCGGCCGTCATGCCAGGCCTGAATCTATGTGGTGATTGCAATGACCGGATGATCAGTAATTTACGGTTCGTCGCGTCGAAATGGGATGATGCCCAGACCATGTTGCATCCCGGTTCTGGTGGTGGTGACAGTGATCGTCACGCTCAAAGGACAGAAGCACCTCTGCCGATCAATGTCTCGGTCTCGGATGCGTTGCGGGTGGCACGAGATAATGTGTGGTCGGTAGCTCTTGGGTTGGTGGATCACCATGATGATCTGCGGTTGCCAGATGATCAGACCACGCCGAGCTTGGCTGAGTGGATGTCTCGTTGGCAGGCTGGTCGTATTGCAGGCGCAGCAGACAAGCGGTTCACTCAGTTGGCTTATTGGTGGATCGATGATGCTGCCGGCTGGATACTTTCGGCATCGCATGGAGCAGAGACCATAGTCGCCATTCCAGATCAGTTCTGCAAGCGTCCTGGTTGCGGTGGTCAGCTGGTCGTGGTCGAGAACCGTGCCGGGCAGAAGATCGTGCAGTGTCAGGGTGAAGCCAAGCATGCGGTGCAGTGGGACATGTGGTCTCAGATGCTCCGGGCTCGCAAGCCTCGCGGCGCGCGTCCACCTAAACTGGGGCGAGTTTGACGGACTTGACATAGCCGGGGTAAATTTACTGATTGAATGGACTTAGTGTCTTGATCGAAGCCCCGAATCTCCCAGAGGTTCGGGGCTTTGTCGTACCCAGGGAGGGACGCCGTTGACTTCCTCTGCTGGGCGTAAGGGTGCGCTATACCGGCGACTACGTCAAGACCAGATCGACAAGCGTCTGCCCTGTTACATCTGTGGCCAACCGATCAACTATGACGCGAAAGACCCTAATGCGGATGATGCTTTCAGCCTTGACCACATCAAACCGTGGAAGCACTATCCAGAACTTCGCACTGATCCAGCCAACCTGGCCAGTGCTCATCAGCTATGCAACAAGTCCAAGGGAGACCGCGACCTAGCGCCGGGCCTTGGCTCAAGATCAAGGGAATGGTAACCATGTCCGATACCTCAAACTTCATTGCGGTCCTCGCCTGCCCAGTATGCGGTGCAGAGCTAGACACCCACGAGACTCCACACATCGACTGGAAGCGTGGCTTCACCCGCCTGCATATCAAGCCCACTGAGGAAGCTGGCCAGCATCTATTGGACTGCCTCATCAGCGAAGCGTCCGACGATGAACTCGACGCCGATAAGGCCACGAGCACTGGGGACGCGGGTAAGGAAGCTGCTGGTGAGCAACCGGATACGAAGGGCGACGAGCCTGACACGGCTAGCGTTGTAGAAACTCCGGAGAAACCAGCACCTGCAACGAAAGCTCGCGGATCAAAGGGCACTTCCTCGAAGTAGTGCCCGAGGGGGAGGGGCGGGTCGGATCTCTGAGGCTCCAGGGGTGGAGGCTCCCCGCCTGCACCCATCTCCCCCTCCCCGCCCTACCCCCTACCCCCCTAAAAATCTCAGGTCAACTTAGGTTTAGGAGGTGGGCACGTGACTCGCGCTCGCCGTACCTTCTCCAAGGAATACAAGGCCGAAGCTTCTCTTCTGGTCATCAACTCAGGTCGCACTATTGCTGACGTTGCTCGCGAGATTGATGTCCGTGAACAAGTACTGGGGCGTTGGGTGAAGTCGTACCGAGAAGAGCACGGGCTGGCCACAGAGGTTTCTCCGAATTTCAAGGCACCAGATGCCCCGGCCGGAGAACCTGTCGATGGTGCAGCGCCTTACAGTGGTCCATTACTTCGCGAAGAAGTTGAGAAGGCTATCGAGTCGATGCAGGACTTGGAAGAATCCGACGGTGGTCTACAAGCGCTGGCGTTGCGGTATGCGGATCGGATTGACGCTGGCCTGCAAGCTGGTGGCAAGGATTCGATAAAGGTCATGTATCTGGGTCCACACCTATTCAACGTTCTGCGCGAGCTTGGTGGATCGCCGGCTGCCCGAAAGGCTTCGACCCCTGGGCCGGTTCCCGTACCTGATGCTCCGAAAAAATCGCGTCTGACGATGCTGAGGGAAGCACGTGGCTAGAACAGCCACAAAGAAGACGCTCTACGGCAGTGAAGTGCCCCGCGTCTACACTCCACCTCTGCGCGAACTGACTCCAGAAACCACACACGGTTTCGAGTGCATTGCCTTCGCTGAGCAGGTGCTAGAACTGAATCTTTTGCCTTGGCAGAAGTGGCTACTGATCCACGCGCTGGAACTTAACCCAGACGGAACGTACCGGTTCCGCACAGTGGTACTGCTGGTGGCTCGACAGAACGGCAAGTCCACGGTCATGCAAGTACTAGCTCTGTGGCGAATGTACTTGGATGCAGCCAAGCTGATTCTCGGTACAGCTCAGAACCTCGACATTGCCGAGGAGCAATGGGCTGGCGCCGTTGATCTTGCTGAGGGCGTTCCCGAGCTCAAGGAGCAGATCGAGAAGGTCAACAAGACCAACGGCAAGAAGGCCTTGGAGCTGGAGACCGGCGAACGGTACAAAGTTCAGGCTGCGAACCGCCGTGGTGGACGTGGCCTGTCCAGTGAGTTGGTCATCCTTGACGAGTTGCGTGAGCATGCCACTTGGGATGCGTGGGCAGCCGTCTCAAAGACCACCATGGCTCGCAAGTTCGCTCAGGTTTGGGCAGCTTCAAACGCTGGCGACGCACTCAGTATTGTTCTCCGTTTCCTCCGGAACCTGGCACACGCTGCGCTGGGCAATCCGGATGAGATCGAAGGCATTGAAGAGCTTATCGATCAGAGCACGCCACCGGCGCCTGAGGATGACGACGATGAGGAACTGTACGACGAGGAAGAAGAATCCGATTCGCTCGGCATCTTTGAATGGTCGGCAGCTCCCGGCTGTTCCATCTGGGATAAGGAAGGGTGGGCGCAAGCCAACCCCTCGTTGGGCTACACGATCACGGTCAAAGCCATTGCAGCATCAGCACGTTCTGACCCCGAGGGAACCTTCCGCACGGAGGTGCTCTGCCAGTGGCTAGACACCACCGCAGACGGTCCATTCCCAGAGGACACGTGGGAACGTTCAATTGACGTGAACTCGACCATCGAGGGCGATTACACGTACTGCGTGGATATGTCTTGGGATCGCATGACCGCCTACATCTCAGTGGCCGGACGACGGCCCGACGGGAAAGCCCACGCGGAAGTGGTGGCCATGGTGCCGCCACAATTCGTCAAAGACTACTTCGACAAGCCCTGGACAACCACGGCTGGCGAAGAAATGCCGCGTCGAGCCGATGACCCCCATGTAGTCGGCTTGACGCTTCAAGCCAAGGGCGCTCCGGTGTCCTCCCTACTCGATGACCTAGAAGCAGTTAAAGGCCTCAAAGTTATCCCGTGGGAGGGTACCGACCTCGGCCGATGGACCGGTAAGTTCTTCGACGCGATCTGTGGTGTTATCCGACCAGAAAAACCGGCCGAAAACACAACAGAAGAATGGGCCTTGGGCGACCCGCTGCTGTTCCACCGACCACAGCCAGCCCTTGATACCGCTGCACGACTCGCATCTACCAAACCTCTTGGAGATTCATGGGTGTGGGACCGAGTCAAATCCATCTGCGATGCCGCTCCACTAGTCTCCGTCACCGGAGCCTACGGCTTGCTCGTCTCTAACGAAGCCAAGCCGAAACCTGTGGAAGCACGCATCCGGATGATCTGAGAAAGGAGCGCCGATGCGAACCCCATCCACCGCACGACGCACATACCAAATCCAACTATTCTGCGAAATCCTCGGAGCGCTCGCCGTGATTGCGGGATGCTTCATGATCTGGTTGCCTGTCGGCTTCCTGGTCACTGGTGCAGCGCTGATCCTTGCTGGCAATGCACGAGTAGGAGGTACTGATGCCGATCTTTCGTGATCGTAAAGCACCTGTAGCTCGTGGTCGTAAGCAGATGCCGTCCCTTGGTGGAAGTACCACTGCTTCCTCTGTCGTAGTCACTCCGGAGCGATCGATGCAGGTTGCCACCGTGTACGCGGCGGTACGCCTTCTATCCGAGTCAGTCTCTACACTGCCGGTAGGGATCTACACCAAGGATGCGGGATATCGCGTCAGAGCAGAAGACCACCAGTTGGCGTCATTGCTGTTGGAAGAGCCGAACTATCAGATCGACTCCACTGAGTACTGGCGAACCATGATGGGATGGCAGCTGCTGCGCGGTAACGCCTACGCTTACGTTGAACGCAACGGAGCAGGCCGGCCAATCCGGCTATGGCCAATTGCCCCGACCAGCGTTGACGTGAAGCAGTCAGACACCGGTCGGATGATCTACGAGCTCACACCAGACGCCGATTCTGAGTACGTTCCAGTGAAGTCTGGTTACAAGGCCCAGCGGCACGAGATCCTGCACTACCGAGCCTTCGGGCTGGGCTTGCAGGGGCTGTCTCCGATTGCAATGGCTCGCCAGCAGATCGGCACGAGCTTCGCAGCGACCTCATATATCGGTGGCTTCTTCGCCCGTGACGCGTCACCTGGTGGCATGGTCACAGTTCCGAATGAGCTTTCGGACAAGAGCTTCGAGCGTATGAAGGAACAGTGGAACTCCCTGCATGAGGGATTCGACAAAGCGCACCGGCTGGCCATTCTGGAAGGTGGAGCATCGTGGGAGAAAACCACGTTGAGCCCGGCTGACGCGCAGTTCCTTGAGGTCTACAAGATGACCCGCCAGGACATCGCAGCGATCTATGGCGTACCACCTCATAAGATCGGCGACCTTGAGCGAGCCACGTTCTCCAACATCGAGCAACAGTCACTGGAGTATGTCACCGATTCACTGCTGCCGTGGTTGGTCCGAATGGAACGAGTCACCAAGCAGTTGTTCTCGGATAAGGGCACATACCTCAAGTTCAACACCGACGGTTTGTTGCGTGGTGACACGAAGACTCGTCACGAGTCTTACCGCAATGGCCGGCAATGGGGCTACTACTCAGCTAATGACATTCGCCGAATGGAAGACCTTGACCCGATCGATGATCCGTCAGCAGACAAGTACCTCACACCCATGAATATGACCGCAGGTGATGAAACGAAGGAACCGGAACCGGGTGATTCACCGATTCCGGAACCACCGGTAGTGGAACCAACGAAGGAAGAAGGTGATGACACCGATGAGAACGTTTGAGCGCCGAGCCTTCGACCTCTCTGAGATTAAGATCCGAGCTGCGAGCGACGAGACAGGCCGATTACAGTTCACGGGTCGCGCGGTCGTGTACGGGCAGGCCTCTGCCGACCTAGGCGGTTGGTCTGAGCTGATTCAGCCCGGCGCAGCCACCCGAACGCTGGCGACGAACCCCGATGTGCGTTTTTTGCAGAACCATGACCAGAACTTCCTGCTGGCACGTAGTACTTCGGGCACGCTACAGCTTTCCGAAGACGATGACGGCGTGCTAGTCACCTCCGACATGGCGGATGTTTCCTACGCCCGCGATTTGGCCGTTCTGCTGGAACGCGGTGACATCTCCCAGATGTCTTTCGGGTTCTGGATCACCCGTGACGAATGGTCGGGGAACTTACATATTGTTCACGAATTTGACCTGGACGGTGGCGACGTCAGCGTCGTGACGTTCCCGGCCTATCCGCAGACTTCGGCTGAGCTCCGCTCCGCAGCGAAGTCGCATCTGCTCGTTCCTGACGCTGACCAGCTACAGCGATTCAAGGATCGAAACAACCTGTACGAACTCGAAGCCCAGCTTTAGTTCGAACTCTGAGACTCCCGTTCCCATCCGGGCACGGGTCATTCCCACCGAAAGGAAACACCAATGCCTACCAGCGTTGAGCTCCGCCAGGAGCGTGCCCGGATCGTTGAGAGCCTACGCGCTGTCACCGATACCGCAGAATCTGAGAACCGTAACCTGTCCGCTGAAGAGCGCCAGACTTACGAACGCCACGAGGAGGACTTCCGTTCTCTGACTGAGCGCATTACCCGCCAGGAAAACGTCGAGGCGGCTGAAGCAGAGAATGCCCGGTCTCTGAACGATAGTGGCCTGCCAGGCGGCCGTCAGCAGGAGCGCGGTACCGGTGGCCGAGGCAATGCCGAAGAGCAGGCTGCAGAGCGCCGATCCGCGTTCATGGCCTTCGTACGCCGTGGCCGTAGCGACCTGTCACCAGAGCAGCGCGCTCTGGTCCAGAATACGGCTGGTGAAATCCTCGTACCGGAGGATCTGGAAGCGGAGATCGTCCGTTCCCTGCCAGACTTGACCGTGATCCGTCAGCTGGCCAGCTCCCGCCCGACCAGCTCCAACCGCGTCCGTCGTCGCTCGCTGGACGAGGTCGCAGTCGGCTGGGGCAAGCTGGAAACCGCTGAGCAGACCCTAACCGACTCGATGCCGGACACTCCTGCCGAAGAATGGACCTACATCGAGGACCTGTACGGTCTGGCCAAAATCGGCGAAGACGAGATGGACGATACCGATGTAAATCTGGAATCGTACCTCTCCGATTCCTTCTCCCGTGCGATCGCCGAGGCAGAAGATACCGCTTTCACCATCGGCACCGGCCACGCAGCCCACACCCCAGTGGGTATCTTCTCCACCATGGGCGGAGTACAGTCGGTCACCTCAGCCGCCTCGGACTACGGCACCACCGGCGCCAACGCCCCGGCAGTACTGCTAGATGACTGCAAGCGCCTGATCTACGCAGTGCCAGCCCAGTACCGCCGCAACGGAGCGTTCTTGATGAACTCCACCACGGAACTGGCCATCAGCCAGATCAAGGACACCACCGGACAGTACCTGTGGCAGCCATCGGTACAGGCCGGCCGTCCAGCCACCTTCAACGGCTACGCACTGCACAACCAGGAAGACATCGCCGGTATCGCCGCATCCTCCAAGATCGCTGCCTTCGGTGACTTCAACGCCGGATACCGCGTCTATGACCGTAAGGGCATGACCATCCAGCGCCTGGTTGAGCTGTACGCCGAGGAAGGCATGATCGGCTTCAAGGTCCGCGCTCGCGTGGGCGGCGATGTCGTTCGCCCAGATGCTCTGCGTATCCTGTCCACCGCGGCCGGCGCGTAGCCATGAACGGTAAAGCGGGGAGCCGTCCAGCGGCTCCCCGCCCATACCGGGCTACCTGCCCTCCAGCTCATCGTGCAGTGAGTAGAGAGGAAACCAAGGATGACCGTCTCACCAGACGAACTAACAGTGACCCTGGACGATCTGACGCCAGAACTGCTGACCAGCTACACCAAAGGCAAGATCCGCGCTGATGACCCACGCTCGCCGCTACTCCTCTCCGGAGCAGTGGCAGCCATCCGCGCCTACTGCCAATGGCACGTCTCACCATCCCGCGAAGAAACACTGATCATGGACGGACACGGCGGCCGCATCCAGCGCCTTCCATCGTTCCACGTCACCGAAGTCGCCGAAGTGAAAGACGGGGGAGTGCTCCTGGAATATCGCACCGGCTACCGCTGGTCTGAATCCGGCATGCTCTCCCGCACTAACGGCGAATTCTCAAGAGAATTCCGGGACGTTGAAATAACGCTCACCCACGGCCACGACAACACTCCTGAGCTTGTCTCAGTAGCGCTCGCCGTGGTGTCGAGGGCTTTGGCTTCGCCGATGGGCGCTACCCGCGAGCAGGCTGGACAGATGGCGGTTACCTGGGCTTCTACGGCTCCTGGCGTTTCTGGTGGTATGGCTCTGCTGGCTAACGAATTGGCGATCCTTGACGGTTACAAGATCCCCTAAGGAGGAGAATGTTTCCACTTGATTTTGGGGACTCGGTGACTCGTCAGCGTCGGGGCTTAGTCGAAGATCCATATTCCGGTGAGATGCGCCCTGGTGATTGGTCTAACCCGGATGAGCTGGTGATCGACGGCGGGAGCATTCAGCAGACCGCCTCGATGTTGGGGAATGACCCATTGCGTCAGCAGATCACCACGGAGCAGTCGTTCTTCTGTGATGTGGGTGCAGACATCAAGGCTAAAGACCGGCTGGTCGAAGCTGATGGCACCGTTTGGGAAGTCGACGGGCGCCCGGCGAAGTGGAAGAACGCGTTTACTGGCTGGGAAGCTGGCCTCGTCTGTGCGTTGAAGGCGGTGGATGACTGATGGCTGATAACCAGATGGAGTTCAACGATGCGTTCTTTGAACAGCTGGGAACATCTCCGGGTGTCACGGCCTTGTGCCAAGGCGTTGCCGGGAAGGTGTTGGCGGAGATCAAAGCAACTGCTCCTGTCGATTCAGGAGATTACAAAAAGGGATTCGAGATCCGTACCGAGCGCTCCGGTCACCGTAACGTGGTTCGCGTGGTTGGCACAGACGAGAAAACCATGATGGTCGAAGCCCAGAAAGGGATCATGGCCAGAGCACTTCAGAAGGTGAAGAAGAGTGGTTAGGGTAATCCACTCGGACCTTGAACTGTGGCTGACTAAGTTCATTCGTTCCGAACTAACTAAACGATCTGAACCGTTCACAGATGGGGTGTTTGTCTCCAACAGTGAATGGGTGAAGCCACCGGATGGCGGGACTCGTCCAGAGCGGCAGATCATCGTCCGCGACGACAGTGGACCCAAACTGTCGGTGGTGTCCAAAGAATGCCAGGTAGGAATCAGCGTGCTTGCTGGAACCAAGGAAATGCCCAAGGAAAGCAAAGACCTTGCGTTGTTACTCATGGCCATCTGCGAAGGTGCCCCCGGCATTGAGAAAGATAACCCGGTGGCAGCCGTCACCGATGCGAACGGCCCCTATTCGGTGCTGGAAGATTCTTCGTATGCCCGATTCTATTTCACCATCACATTCATCGTGTCTGGCCAAAGGCTGGCCTGACCGCTAACCCCACTGACAGCACCACCGGATTCCCCGGTGGTGTTCCTATTTTGTGAAGGAGTTTCACCATGGCCGCTGATGAAAAAGGCATGGATGTCGAGGCAGTAGGCCTCCCGATTACTGGGCATCTAGGCGTTGCCCCATACGGCACCGAGATCCCGACGCCTGCTGAAGGTGCTGCTGCAGACTTTACCTTGGGCACGGAATTCAAGAATCCCGGTTTGCTGACTCAAGACGGTGGACCGGAATGGACTGAGGAAGCCGATGGCGATCCTATCGAGTTCTGGCAGGAAGGCTACTCGATTCCTTCTGGGCTGGCTAATGTCACCTTAGTTGCGAAACTTGCCCAGACTGACGAGACTGTTCGCTCGATCGTGCGTGGCAAGACTGCGGATGCGAACGGATACATCACCGTTGACGGTGGCGGAACCCAGACCAAGTACGTCCTGTTTACCGAAGAGATCTTCAAGAACGGTGTAATCCGCCGTCGTGTGGCACCGAATGCCGGCATTGAATCGGTGAAAGAAGACAAGTCTGAGCGCGGTAACGTGCTTGGTTACGAAGTCACTTTCAAGGTCAACCGCCATTCGTCGGTGGAGAACAACCACTTTGGTGAGTGGCTGATCCCGCCGGTACCAGCTGGCGCCTAGCTAATGCTTCCGGTGCAGGGAGCCCCTGTGATGGGTGGAGCGCCCTGCACCGGATTATTGCAACCCATCACCACCCATCAAACGAAGGAGCACCATCATGGTTGCCAAGAAAACCACCAGCGAAACCAAGCCAACCTATCAAGTAGTTGAGCAGGCCTTGTTCGCGCAGACCTCTTTGGGCGAAATCAAGGTGTCGCTGAACGCAGTCAAGACCAAGACCATGCGCCGAATCATGGCCATGGACAGTGACGTCGGCCAATTCAACGAGCTGTGTGACAATGTCTTCCCTGCGGAGGTCGACGAACTCCCGTTCATTGAAGGGCTGCCGCTTATGGATGCGTACTTCCAGGCATTCGCAGAATTCGCAGAGGCATCTTTGGGGGAATCGCGACGCTCCTCGAACTAATCGAGGAGCACAAGTCAGCGCTAACCTACGACTTCCGCCAGCGCTTCCACGTGGGCTTGAGCGAAGTAGGACGAAGCATCAGCTTTGGAGAAGCCGTTCACCTGGTAGAACAGCTCATCCTGGACCAGTCATCACGTCTGCATGCCAGCATTCAAGGGTGGAGTCGGCCGATGAGTTGGTCTGATCTCATGCTGCAACTCCAAACTGAACGGTATCTCGCGGCAACGCGGGATCCCAAGAAACAACCGAAGCCCACTAGCTTCGGTTGGCCGTGGGAAAAGAAGCAGGACAAACCGGAAGTAACCCCCGAAGAACGACGGGAATACGAAAAGCGACTGCGTCAACGCAGCGCATTCCAGCATTTGAGGGGGTGACCGCCACGCATGGCAAGCGAGGTAGGTAACGGCCAGGTATCCATTTTCCCTGTCTTCCGTGGGTTCCGATCCAAGGTCAACAACGAAGTCGCAACTTCTGGGCGTGAAGCCGGGCGAAGCTTTGAGAAAGCTTTCGGCAGCAGCACCCGTGACCTTGGATCCGAGCCACTGAAGAAGCTCCAAGCACAAGTCGCTTCGAGCTCGAAGGCTCTGTCACGGGCACGCCTCACCGAACAGGACGCCGCAGGTAAGGTGCGTACCGCCGAGGTTGCTTTGACCGAGGCACGTAAAAAGGGTGGAGCGCAGTCAGCTCGCGCAGTAGCTGCTGAGGAACGCTTAGCATCAGCACAGCGACGACTGGCCACCGCGCAGGACACCACGCGTAGTGCGTCGAAGAAGCTTCAGGAATCTCAGAAGCAACTTAAGTCCGCAACCGATGGTGCTGCAAACTCCTCGGAGACGGGCGCCCGCAAGTACGCGCGCGGATGGACCGGGCTGAAGCAACGCCTCGGGAGCACACTGAGCGGTGCTGTGCGGGATGCATCGAAGCAGGCTGAGCAGGAAGCTCAGAGTGGTGGCGACGGCGCGGCCAAGGCGTTTGGCGGTCGCTTGAAGACTGGGCTCGGTAGGGTCGTAAAGATCGCTGGCGGCACTGCCGGGTTGATCGCTGGTGTTTTCTCCGGGATCGGCATCAAAGGCGGTGTCGAGCGTGTCCTGAACATCCAGGACGCTAAAGCTTCACTCGACGGACTAGGCCACTCAGCGCAGTCCATTGAGAAAATCATGGGCAACGCCAACACAGCAGTCAAGGGCACCGCCTTTGGACTAGCGGATGCCGCTGGCGCTGCCGGTACTTTCGCGGCCGCCGGTATCAAGCCCGGCAAGGAAATGGAACGCGTCCTCGGACTAGTCGGCGACTCGGCCACCATTGCCAAGGTCGAATACGGGGAAATGTCCTCGATCTTCGGCAAGGCGGCAGCGAAGGGAAAACTCGACGGAGAAATCCTCGCACAGCTCTTGGACAAGCAGATCGGCATCCTGCCGGGCCTAGCCAAGATGTACGGGGTCACCGAAGAAGAAGCTTCCAAGATGGTTTCCAAAGGCAAGGTGTCTTTCGAGGACTTTGCCAAGGTCATGGAAACCACCGTCGGCGGAGCAGCGCAGAAGTCAGGCGACACCTTCCGCGGAGCCTGGGCCAACACCCGGGCGGCCATGTCACGTATCGGCGCAACCATCATGACCCCGCTGCTCGATTCAATGCAGCAAGGCATGGCATGGCTGACACCGCTCCTTGACAAGATGAACACCGCGCTAGGCCCGGTAATGACCAGCTTCGGAGAATGGCTCTCTGAAGTATCGCCAGCAGTTCTTGGCGAAATCACCGGTGGCTTCACTGCCATGTTCGCTGCCTTCAAGGATGGCGGGTCCGACGTCACCTCATCAGGGTTCGCTGGTGTCCTGGAACGCATTGGGCTAATTGCCCGATTCGTGTCCGATGAAGTCATTGGATCTGTTCGGGCAATGTTCGCGGCGTTCCAGGACGGTGGCACCGATGTCACTTCATCCGGCCTGGCCGGATTCTTCGAACGCATCGGCTTGCTGGCCCGTGAACTATGGGACGCACTCGGACCGCTAGTTATGGATCTAGCAGCCGCGTTCGCCCCGTTGATCGCCCAAGTATTCGACTTGTGGATGACCTTCTCACCACTGACCTTGCTGTTCCAAGTCATTCAGCCGATGCTTCCATTGATCGCAGGAATGCTATCCCAACTGGGAACAGCCATCGGTGGACTAGTAGCAATCGTTATTCCGCTGGTCACTCAGATCGCAGGGGCACTGCTGCCACTCTTTATGCAGCTGGCATCTGCAGTGTTGCCACTGGTCGTCGAAGCTGTCGGCTTCCTGGTGAACATCCTGCAACCGCTGATCAACCTGCTAGGACCGATCCTCACAGGCATCATCAACGCGCTACTACCGGTCGTCGTCACAATATTCGGGTTCATCGTCACGACCATTCAAAACGTGGTCAACGTAATCCGCGGAATCATCATGGTCTTCTCCGGACTGTTTATCGGAGACTGGCAGATGATGTGGGACGGTCTGGTGATGATCCTCGGAGCCGCAAAAGATCAACTGCTGAACGTGCTCAACACGATCCCGCAACTGATCATGGACGTCTTCTCCGGAATCGGAACTTGGCTGCTCGACTCTGGAAAAGCCCTCGTCCAAGGCCTGATAGACGGCATCCTCTCAATGGGCAACGTCGTCGGGGACGCTGTAGGCGGTTTCATCCAAGGCGTCCGCGACTTCTTCCCCTTCTCGCCAGCAAAGAAAGGGCCTTTCTCAGGAACCGGATACACCACCTACTCCGGCAAAGCACTCGCCTCCGACTTCGCATCCAGCATCGAAAGCGAAACCGGAACAGTCAAAACCGCGGCAACCAAAATCACCAATGCCGCCGCGCTCGCCGGTTCGGTGGATGTGGCGACGAACGCGAATAGTTCAGCGGCGACAGTTACTGGGACTGCCAATGGGCAACCGGTGGAGATCCATGTGCACCCTTCCGAGGGTATGGACGAGGAAGCCTTTGCGCAGAAGGTGAAGCGAATCATCGAGGAGATCTTCGGAAGGGGATAGCAGTGACGTTATTGCGAGTGAACGTCGGCGGTATTGACTTCTTTGGTCATCAAGGACCCTTCGCGATCGGTAAGGAGGGCTTTACGGGGTGGGATGACCAGGAGTACCGATCAGCTTCGGAAGCTCGGGTGAATGCCCACGGTAACTATCCGGAAAGATCATATCGGGAAGCGAAGACCGTCAATCTAAACGGTTTCATCATTGCCAACGGATCCGAACAGTTGAACCACTACATGGATCTGTTTAACGGAATCTTGGCCGAGGGCAGGTCAGAGAAGCTGACCGTCGATAGGCCCTGGGGAGCTAGGTGGGCTCCAGCTTCAGTTGTTTCGCGGAAAACGGTTGAAGTTGGAGGTCTGCCTCGGGCGACATTCGCATTGAGCCTTCGTTTGGAAAGCACAGAGCGTTTCGGACAGATAGAAACCTTTAGCGGTGGTATCGGCACGGCGTTCGATGTGTTCCAACGTGGAGTGGTGGAAACATGGCCGATGCTCACGGTGACCGGCTCAATGCCAGGGGGATACGAGATCTCTCTTGGTGGACAGCTACTGGAAATCACCAAAGGGATAGCAACAGGGCAAACCCACACGATCGATACCAAGACGGGCATTCTACGGTCGAACGGTTCGGTCGTGGTGGGAGGGCTTGGGATTACTGAGCTTTTCACTGTGAAACCTGGCTTGGCTCAGTCCATTTATTCCGCGCCACGGACTACAGGTACGGGCACGCTCAAAGTCGAAGTAACTGATACATACTAAGGGGGTATCAACGTGGACGGATATCAGGTGTATACGGTGTCTTCGGCAAACTTCGGAGATCGCCAACTTGTCCAGCCTTCGGGTAGTCCTTGGGGGAGAGCTAAGAATGGATCGGCCGGAACTTTTCAAACTAAGTTTAAGGTCTCGGATCCTAACATTGCTGCCATCGTTGCCGCGGGTGCGCTTGATGCAATCAGCCGGTGGCTTGTCATTGAATATGAGGGAGTGGTGGTCTACGCCGGACTCATATGGGAACGAACTTACGATCGTGACGCGAAAACTCTAACCGTGACACACGAGGATATCTGGTCTGTTCTTGATCTGCGTTTAATTGCTGAAAACCGAACTAGCTCGATTGTTGGGTGGAAGCGAACTTACTCTGGTTTGGAATACGACACCATCGTCAAACGCCTGGTTCAGTTGGGAACCGCCGGGGTAGGGCGCGAAATGCCTATCCGATACGAGGATGACTATGCAGGTGGGCGATCTAGAACCTATTACGGCTACAACCTTGACACCGTGCTCGATGCGATAACTGAAATCATGGATCTGGTCGATGGGCCAGATATTGATTTTCGTCCCGAGTGGTCAGCAGACAAGACTTTGCAATGGACGTTGCGTACAGGGGATCTCTCGCTGAACACGATCGAAGTTGATTTTTCGGCCGAGGATTCAGCAGTAAAAAATCTGACCCAGACGCAGTCCGGACGTGAGCGTGCAACCCAAATGCTCGGCGTCGGTGAAGGATCTGGGGTGGACATGCTGGTTCGTTCTGCTGGCGGTGGCGGAAGCTTCGTGCTTGAACGTGCTGAACAGGCGAAGAACATTAAGACAGGGGCGCAGCTTCAGGAATTCGCTGCAGCAGAGTTGGCTCCTCGCGCCAGTCTGATTCATCAATACGGTTTCGATCTTGACCTTCGTTCTCCAAGAGTCGGCAACATGTGGGAGATTCGGCCAGGAACCATTGTTCGTTGGAATCTCAACGGTGATCTAGTCATCCGGCCTGATGGCTGGCGAATCAGCAAGATTTTGAAGTACTCCGGAGACACGGCCAGCCGGTGGCTCCACTTAGAGTTCCAGTAAGGGTGCGGTATGGCTAGAGGATTCGATTTAACCCGGCAGCGTCACAAAGAGCGTCAACGTCAAGTCAAATCGTATGGCACCGAAACGCCACTGTCTTCGGCGGCGGTGGAGCGCGGTTCTACTCGCTGGTTGAACGGTTCGAAGGTTGTTATTGAGGGCTTGCTCGATGTGGCTGGTACGGCCACGGTTGGTGGCACGTTGTCAGTCACGGGAACGTTCAACGGTTCCGGTGTGAACAACCTGGACGGCACGAACAACCTGTCGGGTGACAACAACCTGACCGGTCCGACTGAGATATCGGGCAGCCTTGATGTTACTGGGCCGACGAGTCTTGATGGTGTGCTCACGATCAACGGCGACACGTCGATCACTGGACTATTGAGCATCGAAGGTGACTCGACGATCTCAGGGAAATTGGATATCGAAGGCAAGACGACGGTAGCCGCTGACCTTGAGCTCGTTTCTGGTGGCAAGTTCATTGCTGGTGAAACCACAATCGAGCCTTCTGGCAAGGCTACGTTCGGAGATGTAGTGATTGACCCCGCAAGTATCTATTTGATCCAGACTCCTGGGGGGTGGGTATCTGGTACAGGGGCTGATGACATCACGCTGGCATCGTCGCTGTCGTCTTCAGTGTCTCTCAATGGAAGTCGTGCCGAGCTGGACTATAAAGGCGTGAAGGTGACGGCACGAGCCGGTGCTATTGATCTGAACGCTCCTGTCGTTCATGCTTCTGGCCGGTATCTCGTGAACAACGGAGTCGGGGCGGCTGGTGTTGAGGTTTCTGCGACTCGTTTGAAGATAGGCAATTTGCCGACGACAAGCGTGGGCACATCGAATGTACACGCCGATTCTAACGGCATTTTCTACAGGGTGACGAACCCATGAGGATGAATGTGAAAAACTTAGAAACCATCGTTGAGTCGCAGTCAGGGATGCTGAGTCAGTATCAACAGTGGCTCGCTGATAGAGATTTTCGCCTTGCCGAGGCTCTGTCTAAAAATCAGCTGCTGAACCAACAGAACCTTGTACTGATGCAAGAGAACGCAGAACTGCTCGAAGAGCTCACCAAACCCACCGGATAGTCGGTGGGTTTCTTATTTAAGGAGGCAACATGGCGGTAGCGGTGACGGGTGACGTTCTCGACCTTGGCGGGCAGTCCATGGCGGAGTACAACGCCGAAGTGATATTCGAGCTTAACCGCCCGAACATCATGGCTACGGGCGGTGGTATTCGCCCGGGTAAGTCGAAGAAAGTTATTCCCGGTTCGGATGGGAAGTTCTCAACAAGCCTTGAACCCACGGTGAGCATGCTTGCTGACGCTTGGTACAAGGTGCGGGTGCAGTGGCTAGATGCCAAACGCAACTTGATCGCATACCTTGATTTTCAGATCCGGGTGCCGACTGGTGGCGGGAATCTCTCCGACCTCGCTGACTTCTCTGGTAACGGCGGAAACGGTGGCGGGGCTAATCAGATGATCTGGTGGGTTGGCCTCACCGCGCCCCCATCCAAACGCTACTTGTGGCTACACATGAACCCGCAAGACAACACCGATCCCGCTGGCACTGGCGACGTAAGACAATGGAGGTAAGCATATGCCTTGGGTAACTATTACCAACGTCAAAGGCCCGAAAGGTGACAAAGGAGATCCAGGGCTCGGCACCACCGAGTCACTGCGTATTCGTCCACTTAGTGATCTTCCATCATTGAATGTTGAAACGTGGATTGGACTGGACCTAGTTGGCCTGTATCCAATACTGTCCGAAACGATCATAGGCCGACCACGGGGTACAAGCGGATTCGCTTTCGCGACAGTCCGCCCTCTAGCTTCTGGCGGTTCTGTTGTCGAATGGAAAGAGTACCTTGCACCGCGTCGAACGTTCGAGAAGATTGTTTCGACTGATTCCACACGTCGCACAGAGTGGAAACGAACTGATGTTGCTACTCGCACGGTACTTCACCAACTGTCGAACCCTGGCAATGGGGCACTGACGGACACTGAGACTTCTCGACATGTCCGTTTACCTGTGAAGTTCTTCGTCACAGTGGACACTTGGGAACTCGTGATCAAAAATCATAATGATCAGACCCGTAATAATTATGGGGATCTGAGTTTCTACGAGGTTTACATTTCCAAGCGGAAGCGTGAATCCAATGGTGAGTATGGGCCGAATTTCGAGACGGAACCTGTCAGCCTTGGTGTCCCGGTAGCGACAGGAGCTGCTGGATCGGCGCGCCGGTATCTACTTACTGATATTCATTACCAGTTGGAAGCGAACGTCGAATATGTTATTTCATATTCGTACGACACCCCTGACGGTACTCCGAACCATATGGGTATCGGTGGTTCCTATTTGGGCACCAATCCTGCTGGACGCATGTCTATGAGTGTGGGTAACACTTGGTCTCAGTACACTCCACTCGACGTGTACATCAAGCCCGTGATTAGCCCTGATACAAAGTTCCATGTCTATCCAGGGTCGTCTTCTGAGACTGGTCTGAACACTGACTATCCGTTGCGTGATGGTTGGGCGTGGCGTCATGCTGAAGCACACAATGCTGTTCCAGCAGTGCTTGGGATGTCTGGATCCACTTTGGCTTCGTGGAATGCTGGCGGTCATTTCATGTTTACGAAGCTTACTGCTTCGGCGCCGGCTGACAAGATCATTGGCAATCCTGGTTCGAATGACATCAACAGTGGTGCGACATTGGCCGAACTGCAATCACGGTTCCTCACATTCGCTGGTCTGGTGCGTGCAAATATTGGGCAAGCGTTCGAAGCGATTGATGTCTTCCCCCGTGCTTCTGAGACGGCTTCTGTTAAGGCCGTTCGCTTAGCGTTCAACGCTTGGCTGCGAACGTTGCCAGCTAATATTCTGCGGGTACACGACCGGGCTTCTTCGGTATCTGGTCCTAATGGATTGATGCTTCCGGCGTTCAATTCCGGCGATGGTTCTCATTTGAACACTGATGGGCAACGTCGTATGGCTGCCAGCATGATTAGTGGGATCCCTAAACCAGATTCAATCAATTCGTACAGGATTGACGAATCCGCGGGGAGAACTTTATTCGCTTGGGATTACATCAATGGGCGCGAACAACTGATTTACGGGGATTCGGGTAAGCGCCGGTTGTCCAGCGCTGGTATTGCTAGTGGCAACTTGTTCCTGCAACGAAACGGCAACGTAGTGACGCTCACGGCGTTACAAATGAAGCTTGTACCTACCGGGTCGGTGACACTCACTGGTCTTGTCCCATCCGGGTTCCTACCTCCAGAAGTGCTCTTGGCAAAATCTGCTAAGTATTGGGGGACTGATACGGAGGAAGTTTTCCGACTGACGAACCAAGGAAATGCAACGATTCTCGCGGTGACAAGCGCAACGCAAGTGAGTTTCAACCTCACGTGGATTACAAGCGATCCTTGGCCAGCTGCCTTACCGGGAGTTGCAGCATGAAACATGAGCTAGGCGAACTGGGTGAACCTATCCACGTCGATATTGACCCGTTCATTCCTACAGGCACTTGTGCTGTCTGCGCGGGCGTGGAGCAAGAAACGCAACCGCCAGAAGACCGCTGAGCTTAGGAGGAATCATGGACCAGATCCCTTGGGCGGCGATAGGTGCGCCCGTGCCCCGTTACCGTCCCCGATTTGGAAGGAACGCATGCCAGTAATCCCTGAATTTCTGGGTGGCCCAAACGGGTGGCTCGGCATGGCCGCCGCGCTGCTCCTGCTCGTGGCGTTCTTCTGGAAGCCGGTTCGGGGCATTTGGGCGCGGTTCCGAGAGTTCGCAGCATTCTTGGACCAGTGGAACGGTAAACCCGAGAAGAAAGACCGCTCAGGCCAGGTCGTTCAGCACGCAGAACCAGGTATGGCAGCGCGAATCCTTACCCTGGAAGAAAAGACTGAACGGATCCACCACGAGGTCACGCCGAACCATGGAGGCTCACTGAAGGACGCGGTAAGTCGAATCGAGACAAGCTCGAAAGAGACAGCCTACAAACTCGCCGAAACCACAGAGAAGCTGGACGAGCACATCGTCATCGCCAAAGAGTCGGACAAGGCACAGGAGCAGCTTGTGAAAGACGTTGGCAAACTGACCAGTCAATACATCAAGGACTAGCGAAACGGCTAGTCCATTTTTTATGCCCGAAAGGTGGCAAGCATGACTTACTTTCTAGCCCCGTCGCTCGTGGATCTCCGCAGCGAATGCAATACTCGTTGGCCTGACCGTGACAAGGTATCTGACGGTTGGATCGGCGACCCGTCGCACCAGGCACGTGTGTCAGACCATAACCCGGATTATGCGGATGGCGGTATCGTCCGTGCCATTGACGTTGACAAGGATGGCATCGACGTTACCGCGTTCCTGAACGCCACGATCTACGACTCTCGCACTTCGTACGTTATCTACAACTACCGCATCTGGGGCGGTACGCGCTGGCGTAAGTACGAGGGTAGTAACGGGCATACGAAGCACATTCATGTGTCGATCAAGCACACCACCGCAGCAGCCAAGTCAGGTTCGTGGGGGCTCGCGAAGGGTGTAGCGCCTACCGCTAACCCGGAGACGATGAAGGTGAAGAAGGTCAAGGACCAGTCACCATCTAACACTCCAAACGGCAGCACTACTTTCCCGACCGACTACGCCGAACTGACGATCAACGGAAACTTCAAGTCGTGGGAACAGGGTGCCATCCAGATCCTCATGCATCAGCTCGGTTACAAGAACAACAAGCAATGGGACGGTAAGATCCGCAATCTTGGCTACACCGACCTACAGAACTGGTTGCGCGACGTACGTGACCCGAACGGTAACCCGTACTACACCAAGACCCCTGTCGCGAAGTGGGGAGTCAAAAAGGGTACGCCACTCAAGGTGGACGGCGGTGCCGGCAAGTGGTTCTGGTATGAATTCCAGCGCTACCTGAAGGACCGTGGATTCTACAAGGGAATCCTCGACGGCGACCCGAAGAAGATGACCTACGAAGCTATCCAGCGCTGGCTTAACGACAACAACACCTACTAGGAGGAACCCGACCATGGGAAAGTACGAAGCGAAGGGAACTGGGCTTAGCGACCCGGCCACCCGCAAGAAGCTCTACACGGCCGTAGTCGTTCTGGCCGCGCTAGTGCTCACCACCTTGATCACGATGGGCATCATCAACCTGGATCAGATCAATGACTTCGTGTCGTTGCTGGTGGTTGTTGTTGGTATCGTCGGTAGCTTGGTTGGCCTAATATCCGCAGCTCTGGCACGAGCAAACGTAGACCCTCCAAAGTAGAAAAAATGAATAGCTCCCCACCTCGAAAGGTGGGGAGCTATTCTCTGTTTAAGCTGGTTGTTCGGTATTCCATATGATCGTGATCAAATCGCGAAGCTTTATGTCTGCCCAGGAGTAGGTTGAGTATTCCTCATCGGCTAAGAAGGAGGCCGTGTCCTCGACGCTGAGTCGGCATCCCGTGGCGCGTTCGATCGAATCGAGAACCTTTTCAAACGGAACATCACGGGTGGACATATTGAAAGTTTAATCCATGAGAATGTAACTATCGAGAGATATAGGTGAATTCGAAAGTATTCTCAAGATCATGACCCAATTGCCTGATGACATTGTGCACAAGATCCAGTGGTGCGAAAAGCTTCTCAACGACATCGCCGACATGGTTCAGGAGTTCGCGGACAACTCACCGACTTCGCTGGTAGCTTTTGCGGATCCGAACCTGAACTCAAACAGACCAGATGATGGGATGACATTATGGCAGCTCAAAACAGTATCCACGTGCAAGCCACCGGCGCACCTAACAATGCTTGTCGGTGATTTCGTTCAGAACTTGAGGAGTTCGTTGGACTATCTCGCCCGTGCGGTGGTGATTGCCACGGGAGGCACCCCTGTCGATAAGGGGGCCGGAACGAGTTACCCGATTCTCTTGAAAGCTCCGAAAAAGGCAATCTCAATCACCGGGTGCGATCATGAGCTGGTGTCGTTTTTACTCGAAGGAACTCAGCCGTATCGAATCCGTGAACCGATGTCGCATCCGTTAGCGAGGTTGAATTTCTTGGCAAACGAGTACAAGCATCGGGAACTGAGAATAGCCGTGGGATTGGCTGCATTCCCTTCATTCTTCGCATTGGCTGACAGGTCATGTAAACCATTTCGCGGCGTCGCAATTGCCAACATGCGATTCATGAGCCACGACGACGTATTAGATCCATTGATGTACCCGTTCACGAAAGGTGTAGTGCCTGAAGCTATCGGTGAATTCGTTCCACTGTTAACGCTCGACACCTCATATACGCCGATCGTAAGTGTTTGGGAGGAATTGAACTTTTATCTGGCTGTCGTAAGGCACGAGATAATTCCCTCATACCGAGGCTTCTTCGATGGCGTTTGGCCGGAAGAGCTTCGACCTGCCATTCTCCCGCAGCCGTACTATCCGGCACGCGTTTCTAATGTCGATGTCATGATCAATGGGATGAAAACTTTTTACCGAGAGAATTTTGGAGAATTTGGAGATTCAGAAGTAAAGGTGATGCCGATGTATGAGGGGCTCAACACTGAGGAAGGTAGAGGCTGGTGA